GACGGGGCACTGACAAAGGCCGCGGAGAGCAATCGCGGCCCATTCCTGGCGGCGATGAATAAGCTGGTGGAGTTTCGCTAGTGGAGACCATCTTAGCCGAGAACTGGCTGCACCAGCGCCTCGACGCCGATCCGACCCTGGCCAGTCTCGCGCCGGCGCAGAAAATCGCGGCTGGCGGCACGGGCGGCACGTTCACCCTGACCTACGGCGCGCAGACGACCAGTCCGATCGCCTACAACGCACCGCCAATCGGCCTGAACAGCGTCCAGGCGGCCCTAGAGGCGCTTGTCTCGGTCGGTGCCAAGAACACGCTCGTCAGGAGCGACGCGCCGCAATCCTGGGTGGTCACCTTTGTGGGCACGCTAGTCAATCTGACGACGCCGATCACCGGGAGTGGCGCCGGGCTGACCGGGCCGGGCGCGGGGCTGACGATCAGCCAGGTGGCGCGCGTCGCGATCGACACCGCGCCGCAGGGGACGCCGTTCCCCTACGTGCTGGCCGGCAACCTCAGCGCGCAGGACGTCTCCAAGGTCGGCGCGATCCGCGTCATGGTGGAGTGCGTCTATGTCGTGCGCGGGGTGATCGCTGGCCAGGTCTACAGCCCGGCGCTGGCGGCGATCGCCGACCGCATTGATGCGCTTATCCACCGGCAGTCAGGAGCGATCGCGGGCGGCGGGTCGATCGTCGCCAGCTACCGCGAGCAAGTGTTTCGTCTACCCGAAGTCACCAGCGGCGTGCAATATCGCCATCTGGGAGGCCAGTATAGACTGCTGGTGCAGTCCTAGAAGGAGCACTCCATGCCAGAACGAGCCATGGTGTTTGAGACGTCCCAGATCGGCGTGGAGGCGCTGGCCACGCCCGGCACGCCGGTGCAGGCCACCAAGACGATCGCCGGGTACTCGGTCGCAGTGACACCGAACCCCGAGGTCAAGACCTTCACGCCCAAAGGCTACAAGGTGCCCAGCACCGCGGTGCTCATCCGCGAGCAGACCGATCTCAAGGTTGATGGTCTGGGCACCTACAACGAGCTGGTGTACCCGCTGGCGGGCGCGATCACCGACCCGGTGATCACGACGCCCGGCGGCGGGACACTCAGCCGGCTGCATACCTTCACGCTCCACGACGCCGCGCCAGACAGCCAGCGCACCTATTCGATGGAGTTCGGCTCGAACGCGATCCGCGCCTGGCACAACACCAACTGCCTATTTACCGAGTTCGGCCTGACCTTCAACCGCAAGGATGTGGTCAAGCTGAGTGGCGCGATGCTGGCGCAGGCCGGGCTCGACGATAAAGTCAGGTGGCTAACCATCACCGGCACGCCGACGGGCGGCACCTTTACGATCACCGTCGGCGCGAACACGACGGCGGCGATTGCATTCAGTGCGACGGCGCCGACGGTGCAGGCGGCACTGGTGCTGCTGGCGAGCGTCGGCGCGGGCGGCGCGGTCTGCACCGGTGGCCCGCTGCCGGCCACGCCCGTGCGCATCGCGTTCGGCGGGCCGTTACTGGCGAACGCCACCAACCCGACGCTGCCAACGCCGCTGTCCACCACCGACAGCCTGACCGGCGGCACGGCGCCAGCGTCGGCGCTGACCCGGCTCTCGCCCGGCACGACGCAGCTGGATCTCATCCCCATCAGCCCGACCACGGTCGACCTCAAAGTCGCCACCACGCAGGCCGGGCTGGGCGCGGCGAACTTCCTCACCCGCGACTTCCAGTTCACCTGGAAGATCAGCGGGCGCGATAACCCGGTGTGGCCGCTGCTGAGCAGCCTGGGGGCGGGCTTCGGCGCCACCGTCGAGGCGCTGCCGAAGACCGAAGTGACCCTGGACGTGGCCGCCGACGACATCGGGATGGGCTTCCTGGCGAACCTCAGGAAGGGCGACACGCTGTTTATCCGCGCGTCGGCGCTGGGGCCGCTGATCGAGGGCACGCTCTTTCACTCCTATCAGAGCGACCACGCCGTGAAGCTGACCAAGATCAGCGAGTTCAAGGATATCGACGGCGGGCTCTTGGGGGTCACGTACACCGGCGAGTGGGTACACGATCCGACGTGGGGCAAGAGTTTCGAGGCAGTGTTGCAGAACAAGATTACGGCCCTGTAAGGAATCACGACGCCGGCATCCATCGTCAGTTGTGGCGATACCCGCGGGCATCGTCGGTTGTAGCGATGGACGCCGGCGCGCACCGTCCGATCCGGCGATGCGAGCTCGAGCAACGAAAGGCAACGCCATGTCCCTGACCTTCGACCAACTGCGCACCCCCAAACCGACCGAGACGCTCATCGTCTGGGACGGTCAGGATCTGCATGTGACCTACGACCGCAACGCCTTCACCATCGATCTGATCGAGAGCGTCTACCGCATGCCGATTCGCACACGCCTGGTGCAGGTGCTGATCGGCTGGGATCTCATCAAAGACGGCCAGCCGTGGCAGCCCGAGCCGCGCGACCATCCCGGATGGGACGCGATCGTGCTAGCGCGGCGCGAGATGCGGGCGCTAGTGGCTGCGGGGCAGAGCGAGCCGCTGAGCGAGACCGAGCGCGCGGAGCTTTACGCGCCGCCGATCACCGACATGGCGCGCCTTGGCGCGTACCAAGACGCCTGGGACGCGATCCTCGTGCAACTCCCGCGCGAGTTCGTCAAGGCCGTTGACACGGGGGTGCTCGACGATTTTTTGGGGGTGAGCTGGCGCGTCGTGGCCTCCGCCAATGGCGCGGCACCGACGGCAGATACGGGCGCCGGCCGTGGTGGTACGACCTGATGGCGCCGCGGCTGCGCCAGGAGTACCCCGGCGTCCCTCCGTGGGAGTGGGAAGCGCATCCCGTCTGGTTGCAGCGCGTCCAGTGCGGCCTCGTGGCCGAGATCGAGGGCGCGCAGATTCGGGCGCAGCATGACGAGCAGGGCAAGGACTAAATGAGTTTGGACGCGGCCCAGCTCCTGGCGCGCGTCGGAGCAGACACCTCCGACGCCGAGTCGAAGATGCAGGCGTTCTCTGGTAGGCTGGATAGCCTGGCCAGCAGCTTCGGCGCGGCGCTGCTCAAGCACGATCTGATCCGGCTGGCGACGAACGCACTGCTCGACTTCGGCAAAACCGCGCTCGACAGCTACGCCGACAACGAGCGGCTCGGCCAGTCGCTCGACACCCTGGTCGCGCGGGAACTCCGCCAAAAGGATGCCTCGCTCAGCATGAGCGACGCGCTCGCGCAAGCCGCCCCCAAGGCGCAAGAACTCCTCAAGTGGAACACCCAGCTGGCGATCAACTCCCCGTTTACCGAACAGGGGGTTGCGCAGACCTTCCGCATGGTCGAGGCCTACGGCTTCGTCTCCGACTCGGCCGACAAGGCCGCCGTTACCTCCAAGCGCCTGACCCAGGACATTATTGATTTTGTCGCTGGCTCTGGGCGCAGCGAGGAGGTCGCCGGACGGCTGGCGCTGGCGCTGGGCCAGATCCAGGCGCGTGGGTCGCTCGCTGGCCAGGAGGTGCGCCAGCTGACGGAGGCGGGCATCGCGGTCGATCAGGTGCTGGCGCAAGCGTTTGGGAAAAGCACCACGGAGATCGTGGCGTTGCGCGAGAAGGGCCTCATCCCGGCCGACGCGGCGATCAAGGCGATTGTCGAGTCGCTGGAGTCGGACTTCGCTGGCGCCGCGCAGCGCCAGGCCGGCACGGTGACGGGCCTGCTCAACAGCTTGGCGGACTTGCAGCGCATCGGCGCGCGCGACATCCTAGGGCCGGCGTTCCAGGCCGCCCAGCCGTATATCCAGCAGCTAGTCGATACGCTGCAAGACCCGGCGACGCGCCAGGAGATGCAAAATCTCGGCAAGGCGATCGGCACGCTGGCCGGCGAGACGATCCCGGTCCTCATCCAGGCCGGCGGCGACGCGGTGCGCATGATCGAAAGCATCGGCGAGGCGGGCCAGCCGGTGTTTCAATTTATCAAAGACGACGCGACACCGATCGTTGCCGGGCTGGCTGGGGCGTATGCCTTTAGCCTGACACCCGCACTGATCGCCGCCATCCCGCAGATCGTCGCGAGTGGGGTTGCCTTTGCCGCCGCCGCCGCGCCGATCGTCGCCGTGGGCCTGGCGATCATGGCGGTGACACGCGCCTACAACGAGTACCAGGCTGCGGCCGATCATGTCGCCGACAAGGTGCTGGCCGGTAACACCGCCTACCAGGACGCGACCAAGGCCATAGCCGACTACAACGCAGCAAGCGATACGACCAAGGCGCTATACAACGATCAAGTGGCGGCGCTGCAACAGATGCAGGTCGAGCAGCATAAGGCGATAGCGGAACTGACGGAACACACGGTGCAGGGGCGCCTGTACCACGAAACATCAGCGCAGATGACGGCGCGGCTCCAGCAAGAGAAGGACGCGATCAATCAGCGCACCGACGCCATGCAGAACGCGGCGGCGGAGATCGAGCGACATATCGCCTTCGGGCAACTCATGGCCTCCGACTCGGGCGGCTGGCGGCAGGGCATCGAGCAGACGACCGACGCGACGCGCAGCCAGGGGCTGGTGCTCCAGCAGACGGCCGAGCAGGCCGCCAAGTACCAGGCCGAGTTGACCAAGATCGGCACGGCCGGCGCCGCCGCGGCCGATCGGTTGC